CTCGAAGCAACCACTCTTCGTTGTCGTGCCTCCATCCAATGAAATGGCCGTCCTCAAGACGGCCATTGAGCATGGAGAGGAGATAGGGCTCACCCAAGCGGCGCGCTCGCCGTTTATATAATTTTAGTCAAACTCCATAGTTGTGGCGACCAGCCGCAAGAGCTGTCTTGATCCACGACGGTGACTTCCCCTATAAATCCATATAGTCGCAGAAAAGCATGGAGAGAACCTGAGCCGGTGGGCTTGGGGCTCAGACCTGCCCCGCCAATGCGCTGCGCCCTTCCGCAAACTTATCAGCCATGTCTTGCGAGGTGCCGTGAGCGCCAATCTCGAAATGTTGCCCGCGCGTCCACGCGGACGCCCCTCTCTGTACGATGCCGCCCATTGCGAGCGCGTTCTCGAACTGGCGGCGGAAGGCTGCGGTAAAGCTGAAATTGCCGCTGCGCTCTCCATCAGCCGCAAAACTCTCAACGCCTGGATCAAGGCCCATGGCGAGTTCCGCGAGGCCATGAACCGCGCGAAGGAGCTCGAATATGCCTGGTGGCTCGCCGCCGGGCGCAAGGGCCAATTCCTCAAAACCTGGAACGCGACGAGCTGGGCGCTGCAAATGCGAAATCGTTTTAGCGGGCACTTCCGCGACCGCACCGTGGTGGTGCGAGGCGAGGAGTCAAAGGACACAGCGAATGCCGATCGACTCCGCAACGAAATGGAGCGCAAGCTTTCTCGCATCGCTGACGCCAGCGCGGCGGAAGAGGTTTCTCTCGGCCCTGACGCCGAAAGAGCTCGACAGCTTGAATTATGATTGGAATTTCTGGGCAAGGCCCGAGCAGCGCGCGCCGGCAGGAGATTGGCATCTCTGGTTGATTTTGGCAGGACGGGGCGCGGGCAAGACGAGGTGCGGTGCGGAGTGGGTTCGTGAATGCGTTCGCGGACCTACTCCGCTGGGTGGCGGCGCCTATCGAAGGATCGCGCTGGTGGCGGAGACGGCGGCGGACGCGCGCGACGTGATCGTGGAGGGGCCGAGCGGTCTGCTTGCCGTCCACCCGGCAGACTACCGGCCAAAATTCGAGCAATCGAAGCGCCGCCTGACCTGGCCGAACGGCGCGGTGGCGATGCTTTACAATGCGACCGAGCCCGATCAGTTGCGCGGGCCGCAGCACGATGCGGCCTGGTGCGACGAACTGGCTAAATGGCGATACGCGCAGGAAACCTGGGACATGCTGCAGTTTGGGCTTCGTCTCGGCGAGAGGCCACGCCAGGTCATCACCACGACGCCCCGCCCGATCCCCCTCATCCGCGATTTCCTGACGCGCGAAGGAGAGGGCGTGGCGGTGACGCGCGGCAGCACCTACGACAACCGCGCCAATCTGGCGGCGAGTTTCTTCAAGACCATTGTGAAGCGCTATGAAGGTACGCGGCTCGGGCGGCAGGAATTGAATGCGGAGATCTTGGACGACATTCCGGGCGCGTTATGGACGCGAGCAATGCTTGATGCTGGGCGCGTTACGGGTGCCGCGCTTCCGCCCATGCAGCGTATCGTGGTCGGCGTCGACCCCGCAGCCAAAGCCTCGAGCAGCGGCGACAAGACTTCCGAAACCGGCATCGTGGTGGCGGCGCTAGGCGAGGATGGACGCGGCTACGTGCTCGACGATCTCTCGTGCCGCCTTTCGCCCGCAGGCTGGGCGCGGAAAGTTGCGGCCGCCTTCGACCGCTACAGCGCCAACGCCATCGTGGTCGAGATCAATCAAGGCGGCGCGATGGTTGAGACGGTGATGCGCGCCGAGCGGCCCGGCCTGCCGCTGCGGCAGGTGCGCGCGAGCCGCGGCAAGACCGTGCGTGCTGAGCCGATTGCCGCGCTTTACGAGCAGGGCCGCGTGAGCCACGCGGGTGCGTTCCCCGCGCTTGAGGATCAGATGGTGCTTTTCACGCCGTTCGGCATCGAGGGCGACGGCGCAGCGGATCGTGTTGATGCGCTGGTGTGGGCGCTTTCGGATCTGTTCCCGCGCATGGTGAGACCGCAGCAGGATGTGGCATGGGGCGACGACACCGGCGGCGGAATGGGCAGTTGGCTGCTTTAGACTTGAAACTAGCAACTGGTAACATCGTTTTTAGCCAAAACAACTTCCCAAGCGTATTCTCTCTCGCTACTGGCTACTGCATGGAAACAAACATGGATGATGACGGCACAAAATCACTAAGCGATGTGGATCGCGCACGTCGCTATCGCAAAATCAGTGGCTTCACCCGCGAGTTAGATGCGTTGACGCGAAAGTATGGTTTGGCGCTTTACGGGGCGCGGGTCGCGCCAATTGATCTAACTTGGGATGGTCCCGATAAATACAAATAGATCGGGATTCGGCAGGGTTTGAATCGAACCGTCCAGGCGGCCAAGCGCCAGATCGGCCCGCGATAAGCATTGTTGCTGTTGGCGGTAAGTTCCAGCACGTTGATAATTAGCAGGCACTCGCGGTCTCTCAATCGATCCATATTCAAGGCTGCGTTTAATATGGGAGAGAAATCGCTCCATGTTCAATGCTGCGTTTAATATGGAACGGAAATCTCCTCGTTATTAAACGTAGCGTTTAATAAGTCCTCTCAAATTTGATTGCAAAAGTGTGCCCGCGAAAGGCGCCAATGAGGTTCCCTTGCCCAAAATTGACATCGTTCAAGAGGCGCAAGAGCGCCTCGAAGCCGCGTGGGTGCAGGATCGCGAGAACCGCGAGGATGCGTTCATGGATCTGAAGTTCCTCGCGGGCGACCAATGGCCGAACGAGATCCGGTTGCAGCGCGAGGCGCAGAACCGGCCGTGCCTCACCATCAACCGGCTGCCGCAATTCGTGAACCAGGTGGCCAATGGCGTGCGGCAGAATCCGCCGGCCATCAAGGCAATCCCGGCGGGCGGCGAGGCGACGCAGGAACTCGCCGAGATTTATTCCGGCCTGTTCCGGCAGATCCAATACCGCTCGAACGCGACGCATGTGTTCGCGAACGCGGTGTATTACGCAGTCGCTTGCGGGATCGGCCATTTCCGGCTCGTCACCGACTATGCGGATGACAACGGGTTCGATCAGGAAATTCTCATCAAGCGCATTCAGCATCCGCTTTCCGTCTTCTGGGCGCCGGGCGCAGTCGAGCCGAGCCGGTCGGACGCGGACTATTGCCTCGTTTCGGAGATGATCGGGCGCAAGGAGTTCCAGAAGCGGTTCCCGGGCGCGGCGATGACCGACTTCGCGGCGCCGTCCGACCTGAACGCTGAGAGCGGCCTGTTCTGGGCCAACCGCGACGCCGTGCGCGTTTGCGAATATTGGGTGAAGCGTCCGCATGAACGCACCATCGCGCGGCTGGCGCATGGCGAGACCGTCGATATCACCGACGTCGAGTCAAGAGAGCTGCAGCGATTGGAAATTGTCGCGGAGCGGAAAGTCAAATCGCACAGGGTGGAGCATTACCTGCTCAGCGGCGAGGAGGTGCTGGAGGGCCCCAATCAATGGGCAGGGCGCTATATTCCGATCTTCCCCGTCATCGGCTCCGAGACGGCGCTCGAAACGAAGGTGATCCGCAGCGGGCTCATCCGCTTCAGCCGCGATCCGCAGCAGCTTTATAATTTCTGGCGCTCCGCCGCCGCGGAGGCGATCGCGCTTGCACCGCGCGCGCCGTTTCTCGCGACGCCATCCATGATCGCAAAATTCAAGGGCCAGTGGGATACGCAAAACACCGTCTCACGTCCCTACCTGCTTTACGAGCCTGACCCCGACGTGCCGGGGGGCCGGCCGATGCGTGAGCCGCCGCCCGACATTCCGGCGGCACTGGTGCAGGAAAGCGCCATGTCGTCGGACGAATTGAAGGCGACGACAGGCATCTACGACGCATCGCTCGGCGCGCGCTCGAACGAGATTTCCGGCATCGCGATCCGCGCCCGCGAGAGCCAAGGCGGCAACTCGGCGGCGCATTATCAAGACAATCTGATGGCGACGCTGCACCATCTCGGCACGGCGCTGATCGATCTCGTGCCGAAGATCTACGACAGCGAACGCACCATCCGCATCCTGCGAGAGGACGAGAGCCATGTGCCCATGCGCATCAACGTACCCGTGATGGGCGTCAACGGTAAGCCGATGCTGCTCAACGATCTGAGCCAAGGCACCTACGACGTGCGGGTCAAGATCGGTCCGGCCTACGCTACCCGCCGCGCCGAGGCCGCAGACAGCATGCTGCAATTCATCCAGGCCGTGCCACAGGCCGCGAGCGTCGCAGCTGATCTTGTGGCGCGCAACATGGATTGGCCCGGCGCTGAAGAGATCGCAGAGCGGCTGAAGCGCATGCTGCCGCCCCAAGTCTCAGGCGCTGCGCCGCCGCTCGATGCGCAGATCGCCCAGGCGCGCCAGCAGGCCTATCAGGAAGCACTCGCGCAGGCCCATCTCAACCGCGTGCAGGGGCTTGCCGCCAAGTCCGAAGCCGATGCCTCGAAGGCGCACGCCGAGGCGCAGGACGCAGTTACCCGCACGCTCTCAACCGTGGGCGCCGCACTCTATGGTGCGCCGATTACGCCAGAAGACAGGCTCAAGACCGCACTGCAGGAAGCGTCGCTCCGCGAGCGGCAGGTCGGCGCCGCCAAGGCGGAGGCCGACCTGCAAAGCAAGATGATCGACAATGAGGTGAAGCGCGCCCGCTTCACCGAGCCGTCGCCTTACAAGTTATGAGCCGCCGCCGCCATGGCCGGGTTTTGACCCGGCCCTCCAGGGCAAAGATCACGATTTTTCAGTCTTGATTCTGGACCAGGTCTAAGCCCACGATCACAGGAATCTTCTCCACGAATAGGACCAAAAATGACCACCGAACACGACGACGTCTCGTCCGTGGACGATGCCGTCTTGGCGTCTTCCATCACTCAGCCTGAGCCAGCCGATAACGAAGGCGCGGCGGCCGGTTCGCACGTCTCCTCGATCGAAGGCGATCGCGGCGGGCGCCTGCAGCAGCTGATGCGCGAGAAGCGCGCGGCAGAGGCACTTGCGGCCCGCAGCATGGCGGAGGCCGCAGCGTTGCGCGAGCGGCTTCAACAGCCTGGCCGCCCGCAGGATTATCGCGCGCCCGAGGATTATACGCGTGCCGTGGCCGAACACGCCGTCCGCGAGGTCGGGGCCGACATTCTCGCGCGGCAGGCGAGCCAGGCACAAGAGATGGCGGCGCGCGCCAGCCAAGATGCTTGCGCGGAGGCGACGGCGGATTTTCGGCAGAAAGTGCCGGACTTCGATCAGGTCGCGCACAACCCCAATCTCACCGTGACGCCGGCCATGGCCGATGCCATCCGCGAGTCGAACCGGGGCGCGGAGATCGCATATTTTCTCGGCAAAAATCCGGCTGAAGCTGCACAGATCTCCGCGTTGCTACCCCTGTCCCAGGCGACGGCCATTGCTCGGCTCGAAACCCGCCTAGGCGCAACGGCGCCATCAGTGAGCCACGCGCCGCAGCCGATCGGTACGCTATCGGGCCGGAGCGGCGGCGCCGGCAAGCCGCTCGAAGAAATGGACTTCGAGGACTACCGCCGCGCTCGCGGATACTAACCGTTCGCATCTCCATCGCCTAAACAAGACCCCCTCACCCTGTCCATCTCCCCGCCGGGGCGAGGGAACGTTGCTGCACGTCCGAGCGCTAATTTCCTCCTGCCACTTGGGCGGGGATGTTGCGCTGCTCCCTCTCCCAATCGCGTTTCTTTGGAAGCGCGATCACTAGAGCGGCAAGCACGCCAAGGCTTGCGGGAGAGTGGGGGTACGGGGTCTTGGTCACCCTCAACAGGAGCAATACGCACATGGCCTCAACCCTGCTTACCCCCAGCATCATCGCCAAGGAAGGCTTGATGCAGCTCGACAATAACCTCGTCGCGGCGAAAATGGTCTACCGCGCCTACGAATCCGAATTCGGCGAGACCAAGATCGGCGACACGCTCACGATCCGCAGGCCCGTGAAATACGCGGTGCGCAGCGGCTCCGTCGCTCAAATGCAGGACGCGACCGAAGGCAAGGTTCAGATCCAGATCAACACCCAGCGCGGCGTCGATTTGCGGTTTCCGACTAAAGATCTCACGCTAACAATCGACCGCTTCTCCGAGCGTTATCTGAAACACCCGATGATCGCGCTCGCGAACCAGGTCGATCTCGATGTTCTGTCGCTTTACAATACTGTTTGGAACTGGGTTGGCACTCCCGGCCAAACGCTTTCGGGCTACAAATCGTTCATTAAAGGGCCGCAACGCCTCGACGAGATGGCTGTACCGGGGCCCCGCGCAGCCTGCCTTTCGCCCGCCGACTTCTATGGGATGGCATCGAGCTTCACCGGTCTTTACGTGCAGGACGTCGCAAAGACGGCTCTCGAAAAATCGAAGCTTCCCATGGTCGGCAACACCGATTGCTACTCGTCCCAGAACGTCATCAGCTACACTGTGGGCGCCTATGCCGGTACGCCCGTCATCTCCGCGACGGCCTCCGCGAATGGCGTCACGAACACCGGCGTGACCACCTATATGGCGGCTAAGGACACGAACCAGACCGCGATCCTCGTGGATGGTTTTACCGCTGGAGCCACGCTCAATCAGGGCGACGTCTTCACTATCGCAGGCGTTTCAGCCGTCAATCCCGTGACGAAGCAGGTTCTACCCTATCTTCAGCAATTCGTCGTGAGTGCCCCGCTAACGGCAACCGGCACGGCGGATGCCATCACGATCGCGCCCGCGATTATCATTTCTGGCCAATATCAGACCGTGAGCGCAGCACCCGCTCAAAACGCGGCTCTGACCTTCGTCGGCACGGCTGGCACAGCCTACCCGCAGAACCTTGTCTTCCACGAGAACGCCTTTGCGCTCTGCATGGTGCCAATGGAACTTCCGGAAGGTGCGATCAAAAAAGCCCGGCAAAGCTATAAGGGTCTCTCGATCCGCGTCATCTGCGATTACGACATCATCAAC